TCAAATTTTAATAAGCTCACCTTGCGATATATTAAAACCTCCGGGTTCATTTTTTTTCATTAAATTTATTAAATATTCACAAAACCTCATTCCCGTATCAACAACTTGTTCTAAATTTTCATCATAACAATAAACCTCATCATTAAAACTTGTTTGAATAAAATAATATTTTGATTCATTCTCAACAGAAAATACAAAGGGTTTATTTAAGAAATCCCAAGCTCCTATTTCTTGTAAATCATTAAAAAAATTTATTTGAAAAAGCAGCTGGGATCTTACGCTCCATGATTTTCTATAAATAACAAGCGAATCATCCCCCATAAACCCACCATCACAACGCCCTATCTTTTCCAAGAAACATTTAAAATCATCCTTGACATCAATATTATATAATCGCTCAATTTGAGATATTTCATCTGGGCTATAACCTTTGATAAACTCTGGACTTGAAATTATTTCTGCACAAGCATTTTTTCAGAATAAACTTACATCACTGATTATCCCTGATACGGTTTGGCTTATTGGTCAAAACAGTTTTACCGGAAACAAAATTACAGAACTGGTACTGGGTTCTGGTGTAAAAATGCTCGGAAATTATGCATTTAAAGACAATGCTATAAGTATGGTCACAGTGTATGCTGTTATACCGCCGAAGGTTGAATCTGACAGCTGGCCGCCTTTCGATGGCAATCCTATTGCTTCAATTCGAGTACCTGCAGAATCTGTAAATGCATATAAAGCAGCTGAGTATTGGTCAAGCTTCAGTTCCATCATTACAGCTATTTAATGAATTTAGCATAGGCATTTTCAATCATGCCTAATCCCAAAATCCTGATTAAGCGTTAAACAGGATTCCCCTGATGGAATAAAAACTGTCCTCAATTCATGATGACTTCAAAAGTAATTTCACTTTTATGGAGTCATCATGACCGAGTTTCATCACGGCATTACAACGCGTGAAGCGCCCATTGGAAAAATTCCAATCCGCAATGCGGATACCAACATAATTGCAATGCTCGCCTTCGCGGATGATGCCGATGAAGACGCCTTTCCGCTCAACACGCCTGTCCTGGTCACATCAATCAACCGCGCGCTGCCCAAAGCCGGCGCTTCAGGAAACCTGCGCAAAAATCTGGAAATTATTTCACAGATTACATCGCCTACCCTGGTCGTGATCCGCATTGAAAATCCGTTCTCTGACGGAGACTTTGACCAGTCGAAGGTCATCGGCACAACAGATGTAGTTGGACAGCGCACAGGCCTGCAGGCATTGCTCACGGTTAAATCTGCGCTGGGCATTACGCCAAAAATCATCTGCGTTTCTGATACCGAAACTATCGATGTGGCCAATGCGCTGGGCGCAATCTGCAAAAAACTCCGCGCCTACGCTTACATCACCCCGCGCAATGAAAACGGTGCAATGCTGCCGACCGCTGAAGCAGTCGCCGGTTTCCGCAAGATGCTGGCATTCCGCGAGATTGAGCTGATCTGGCCGGAGTGGACAAGCGGCAATGTTTTCTTTGGTACAAATAATGAGGACGAACTAGGATGAATCTTAAATATGGTCCAGGCATTTACACCGCTGCAGTAGCCGCCGCAGCGCTGCGCGCCGAAACGGACAAAAAAACAGGCTTCCATAAATCTCTTTCAAACATTGCTGTGGCAGGCCCTACCGGCATCAGCATGCCGATCACTTGGGATCTTGAAGATCCGGATACCGATGCCGGCTACCTGAACAGCAATGACATCACAACGATGATCATGCATGACGGCCCGCGCTTCTAGGGCAACCGCAATTGCTCTGATGACCCGCGCTTTGCTTTTGAAGTCGCCACACGCACAGCGCAGTTCCTGCTGGACACCATCATCAATGGCTGCTTCCCTTTTATTGACCAGCCCCTTACGCCATTTCTGGCCAAAGACATCATCGACACGATTAATGCCAAATTGACGGAGCATGTCAATGCCAAGCGCCTGATCGGCGCATCTGTTTGGTATGACGAGGCAGAAAACTCAATTGAAGGACTGTCACAGGGCCTGATGTGGATTGACTACGACTTCACCCCAGTTCCAACGCTGGAGAACCTAGGCCTCAATCAGCGCATTACAGACCGCTATCTGGTCGACTTTGGCCAGTTAATCAATAACGCTGCTTAACAGGAGCTGGATGCAATGCTTCCACGTACTTTGAAAAATTTTAATGTGTTTGTTGATACACATTCCTGGGCAGGTGTCGCTGAAGAAGTCACCATTCCCAAAATCACCAAGAAAACTGAAGACTTCCGCGGCGCAGGCATGATCGGTGATGTAGCGCTGGCAATGGGCTACGAAAAGATGGAAGGCGAAGTTACCTATGCTGGCTTTGATGTCAAGCAGTACCGCCAGCTTGGCGTCTGCGGCACTTCCGATTTGCCGGTGCGGTTCGTGGGAATTTATGAGCGTCAGGACGACTGCAGCATTCAGAATGTCGAAATTTATACCCGCGGCCAAGCCACTGAACTTGATCCCGGCAGCTCCAAGAATGGCGAAAAAACTGAAACCAAAATCACTTACAACTACAGCTATTACCGTCTGGAAGTCGATGGTGTGATTGAAGTCGAACTCGACTTTATCAATGGCACCGAAAAATTCGGCGGCAGCGATTTGGCAGCAGAAATCAAAAAGCTGCTTGGCCTATAGGGTCTAGCAATTCCCCCCTCTTTTTATTCACTTTTTAAATGAGCGCAATCATGACTACAGAAAAGAACCAGGACAACACTTCAGCTTTGCCGGAAGACCAAAATGTCCGTACCGTTACGCTGGAAACACCTATCCAGCGCGGCGCAGCCTCCATTACCGAGATTCAAATCCGGAAACCCAACGTCGGCACTCTGCGGAACTTAAGCCTGCAGGACGTTTTGAAGTGGGAAGTTCAGGCAACAAACGTGCTGCTCAGCCGCGTAACAGCGCCAGCGCTGAGCATCAATGACTTGAACCAGATGAATGTATCCGACTACACCTCACTGGCCGTGGAACTCACAAGTTTTTTAGTCAGTGCCAAGCAGAAATCCCAAGCAGCGTTGACGATGTAATTGCCAACCTAGCCGTGGTTTTTCACTGGACGCCTAGGGAATGTGAAGCTTGGGAAATTGAAGAGCTGATGCAATGGAACGAACGCGCGCGCGTCCGTTCGCAAACTGACTGATAAAACAGGATTCAATTGAAGTATGAGCCTAAGTCTAAGCGCAATTTTAACGATCGTAGATGAGGCAACCCGCCCTTTGAAAATGATCCAGCAAATGTCGGATTCCAGTTCAAATTCAATTGAAGACCTGACACGCAGCATTGACCGCCTGAATCAAACATTCGGCGGTTCAAATGCCAGGAAATACAATCAATCTCTGCAGCAGGCCAGCCAATCCACCAGCAAACTGCAGGCCGTCACCCGCCTGCTCGCTGCGGAATATGGCCATGTCGACCGCGGGCTGACATCCTTATTAAATAAAACAGATCAATGGAACGCCCAGCTTAAGCAGAACCGTCAAAATATCTTTAAAGATGTCTGCAGTACAGCAATGCAGCTGACGGCTGTCGGCTTTGCCGCTTCAGTACCCATTAAGGCCTTTGCTGATGCCGAAGAAGCCAGCACAAAGCTGAAAGTTTCAATGATGGACAGCACAGGAAAAGTCGCTCCGGAGTTTGAAAAAATCAATCAGCTGGCCACCAAGCTCGGCGCTCAATTGCCGGGTTCAAATGCTGACTTCCAGAACATGATGACCAACCTATTTCCTTTAAATCCATTTTAGGCGGCACCGGTGAAGCTGCAGGCAATTTAGCGGTACTGCTGAAAATGCCATTTGATGAAGCTGCGAACTTTGCAGCCAAAATGCAGGATGCAACGCAAACTGCTGAGGGCGACATGCTGAGCTTAATGGATACCATTCAGCGTACTGCTTACCTCGGTGTAGATCCGACCAACATGCTGGGCGGTTTTGCGAAGCTGGGCGCAGGCATGAAAACCATTAAACAGATTGGGCTGGATGGCGCCAACGCAATGGCTCCCCTGCTGGTTATGGCTGATCAGAGCGGGATGACAGATTTAAGCAGTGCGGGCAATGCCTACAGCAAAACTTTTAAAGCCATGCTTGATCAAGGAAAAATCAACAAAGCTTTGAAAGGAACGAAGCTTTCATTTGATTTCAGTGACGGTAAAGGCGAGTTTGGAGGCTTAGACCGCATGTTTAAGCAGCTGGAAAAACTCAAAGGGCTAACGACACAGCAGCGGGACGGAATTATTTCAGATATTTTTGGCAATGATGCTGAGAATATGCAAGTCCTGAATTTGCTCATCAATAAAGGCAAAGCCGGCTATGAAGAAACCATTGCCAAAATGGAACGCCAGGCTGATCTGCAAACGCGCATTAATGCGCAGCTCGGAACCTTAAAAAACATTTGGGAGCAGGCTCAGGGCGCCATGACAAATGTCATGGTCGACTTTGTTGCTGCCATTGCTCCAGATTTGAAATCCTTTGTGAACCGGATCAGTGAAATAGCAGAAAAGCTCAGCGCATGGGCAAAAGCCAATCCAGAACTTGTCCGCACAATCGCCAAAATCGCCCTGCACCTGATCATGTTCAAAGTGGCCATGCTCGGACTAAGGCTCACAACAAACCTCTTCTTCAGCGCAATTGTGGGGCTGCTGGCCGGCATTACAAAATTGACCATTATGCTTTGGCTCATTAACAAAGTTGCAGACCGTTTTGGCATCAGGCTGCCAACGCGCCTATCGGTGATCGCCAAAGGCATCCGCTTACTTGGGCAGGCATTTATATTCTTAGCCCGGCAAGCTATCCCTATGGTTATCCGCGGCCTGATTGCCATGTCAGCAAGCCTGCTGGCCAATCCATTAACCTGGATCATTGTATTAATTGGCTTGGTCGCAGTGGCCATTTACAGGTATTGGGGGCCAATCAAAGCGTTTTTCAAAGGCTTCTGGGATGGCTTGAAAATTGGCTTAGCCCCTTTTATTGACACGCTGCGCGCATCATTCAGCAGCTTGAAAACAACACTTTCACCTTTAAAGCCTATTTGGGACGCTTTAGTCAATGTCTGGAATATTTTTAAAGGCGTCATAGCTGAGGCACTGACCCCATTTCAGGCAACCAATGCACAGCTGGCCAACGCCGCTTCATACGGGCAAAGCTTTGGCCAAGCGCTAGGAATTGTTTTAGGCGTGCTGGGCGAAGTCATTGCGACTTTAATCAGAGCAGCCAGTGTCATTTTTACTGTTTTCGGCACGGCCATTGGTGAGTTTGCCGGGCGGATATCCATGCTCCCGGAACAGGTGAGCGCAGCGTTCAATTCGGTTAAAGCCAGCGTAATGGACGCCGGCGCTGCATTCATCAATTACCTGCTGACCCCTTTAAGGCAAGTCATAGGCGCAGTTAATTTGCTGATTACAGGCATGAATAAAATTCCAAATGTGAATATTCCTAAAATCCCCCAAGTGCCTCAGCTCAATGCATCAACCCCCGGTGCTGTGCCGGCCAAGCCTGTGCAGACCAAAGCGATTATTCCGCTGCGGGCGCCACAGTCCGGCCAAACAGTTAATCACTTCGGCGCACCGCAAATCAGCATCACCGGCGTAACCGATCCGAAAGCCGTTGGCGCTGTGGTCGACCAGAAGATGAAGAACTGGCAAAGCAGTTTTGCTGCGCCATCTTCGAACCGCAGCTACAGCGACCAGAACTGAGCAGGAGAATTACAATGTTAATGAGCCTCGGACAATTTGTATTTGTGACCGGCACACTGGCCTTTCAGGAAATCCAGCGCCAGCGCTCATGGAATTATGCCGATAATGCAGTTGCATTCGGCCGCCCAAAGAAACAGTTCATGGGCGCCGGTGAAGACACCGTGAGCCTGCCGGGCCTCATCTATGAGGAATACGGCTTTGGCACGCGCTTCGCGCTGGATGAGCTGGCCAGCATGGCCGATACTGGCCAAGGCTTTGTGCTGATGGATGGCGCCGGCTATGTGTATGGCGTTTATGTGATTGACAGTATTGATGAAACCAAGTCTATTTTGCTAGACAATGGCACACCGCGCAAAGTGGGCTACACGCTGAAGCTGAACCGCGCAGATGATGACCGGGTAGAAACTCAGTCTGCGCCTAAGCGCAGAAAAGGTGCAGCATGATTAAAACCCCTGTCTGCATTGTTACCGCCAACAGCAAGCCTTTGAATGCGCTGATTTACAGCCGAATCCTCAGCGTTACGGTGACGGATAACCGCGCCAATGAAGCGGATGAACTCAGCATCGTGCTGGATGATCATGATGGCGCTTTGGAGCTGCCTAAGCGTGGTGTCCGCCTGAATTGCCGAATGGGCTATTTAGGCGACAGCCTGCATGACAAAGGCGATTTTATTGTAGATGAAACGGAATGGTCAGGCACACCAGATCAGATCACGGTAAAAGCCTCCAGCGCCAATTTTAAAAGCAATATCAAAGAGGCCAAATCTAAATCGTACCACCGCAAAAAATTTGGCGAGATTGCTGCGGAAATTGCCAAAAATCACAGCCTCACTTTGGTCATGACCAGCAATTTAAAAAATATTGATTTAAGCCATGTTGATCAGACCAATGAATCTGATCTGAACCTGCTGACGCGTTTGGCCAAACAGAATGGCGCAGAGATGGCCGTAAAAAAAGACCGGCTTTTAATTTTTGCTGCCGGCAGCGCAAAAACAGCTTCAGGCAAGGATTTGCCTACCATTACTTTGATCAGGAACAGCGGTGATCAGTTCCGCTACAGTGAGCAAGACCGAGAATCGGATCATACTGGCGTTTCTGCCAGTTACCAGGACACAGGCAAAGCCAAGCGAGAAAAAGCAGTGTCTGGAGAGAAAGGCAAAGTGAAACATCTGAAGGGAACCTTTGCCAATAAAGAAGAGGCAGAACGTGCCAGTGCTGCAAAGATGGCTGAGATTAAGCGCCAAATGGCGAAATTCAGCATCAATTTAGCTTATGGACTATCTGAGATCAGTACAGAGTCTCCAATCAAGCTACAGGGCTTTAAAGCAGAGGTGGATAAGCTGAAGTGGATCGTTGAAAAAGCCACTCATAGCTATACTAAGAGTGGAGGATTAATAACGCAATTGGATTTAGAAGCGAATATTAAATAACGATAATTGTCTATTAGACCTAGTATTTTGTTATTACCGATGAATTTTCCACTAAAGTGTATATATTTGGTTGTGCTGAAAACTAACTATATTGATTAAAATTTGATAAATGGGAGCGATCTAAAATGCATATTAAAGTTGAAAAAAAACTCAACGAATTACGTCAAAGTTACAACTTCATTCAAAATCAAATCGATATTGATAGCTTCGACTTAAGTGATGATTATAAAAAAATCAATCTAGCTTATTACTGTATTGTTGGACAAATAGTTGAGTCTATTGATGCTTTAATTAAAAACGGTAGATTTGTATGTGTCGCTGCTTTAACAAGAACAATGCTCGAACTGTATATAAAAAGTTTTTATGTGGAATTCATTGAAAAGTCTACAAATACAAATGTATCTGACTTAATTGAAGGTGTAAAACCTTTTCCAGATTTCGCTAAGATGGCCAAAACTTTAGATGCTTTTCAAACTGAAGATAGCAAAAATTTTGGTGAAACGTTTGGTCAGTTCACTCAAAAACATCTAGGGTCATATAGTAAGCTTTCTTTGTTTACACACGGCAAAGGTGAACTTATAAAAGCCTATTTCAATAAGCCTAAAACTGGGTTTAGTACTGACACAAAAGTTGAATTATTACAAAATATTAATTTTTACTACACTACTCTTTCGTTATTACTTTTTCATGTCCAAGGAAATCAAAAGGTAGTTCAACAGATACTCTTGCATATAATACAATCTGAAGACTTTCAAAATGAAATCTCAGCATAACTCACATTAAAACTTTAATTTTGATCAATTATTGCCGATTTCCCCCTCTAAAAAATGGGGATTTTTTGTGTCCAAAATCTAAAAAACATGGCTTCTATTCAACCAAAAGATTTAGCTTTTACGCAAGCTCTTTCCGAAAAAATTAAAAAAGCTGGGACTGTGCTGATTGAGATTATACTGAGAGCAGAACTCTAGCCTAACCTATTAACAGATTATTGGCTACAAATTAAGAGAGCTAAGCTATCTGATGCCGTCAGTATCACACATCAGGGAGGTACTTGTACTGGTTGGTAGCAAAAAAGAACTCTGGAAAATGAATTAGCAAAGAAAGTTTGCTGACTACTCAACTGAGTAGGAAGAAGTATTTATACGTTCATGAAAATTAAAAAAAATGTTTCAAAAATAAATATATAGACTATGATGAGTGAAAAAACGTAAGAGGTTTTTGATTTGCAATATAAAGAATACTTGAACTCTGCGCGGAAGCACCAGTACACTTGTGAGGAAATCCTTAAATGTATCAAAAGTAATAGTGCAACCACCTCTCAAGAGAAGGTAAAGCAGAAACAGCTAATATTTAACTTATTCTATTTAAGTGGATACATTATTGAGTGCTCAGTTAAATACGGAATTTATCATTTAATTTCTTATGATAGAAATAAACCAGTAAAAGAGCTAAATCAGAATGATTTAACGTTTGACAGACATATCAAAGTTCATAAATTTGAACGATATACCGATGCATTTAATAAACTTCAGGGCGGATATAAACTAATAGACAATACTAAAGATATTTCTCCCGAAGTAATCCAAATTTACAAAAATTGGGATGCTGAGGTTCGCTATTGGTTTAATCAATCAAACATGCATGTAGAAGGTAAGATTACTCTTAAAAATGTTGAAACATTTTATAAACTTGCTAATGAGATAATGCAAGAAATTCAAAGGTTGTGAAAATGCTTAAATCATTCAATTATATTAGAGATATGGAAAAATCTCTAATACAGCTTAAAAACAATGAAACTATAGAAAAGTTTCATATTAAACTTGGAATCAATCAGCAAATAGATATTTTTATTTCTAGTGACAAAATTAGTAGTTTAGATGAACTAAAGGAGTTATTAGAAAACAGAGATGAAACTACAAATTTTAAAATAGAAAATAACTCTGTATATTTCACCTTTTATAATACTTCAGAAGCTGAAGAGGAGTTTCAATATCTTGAAGATCAAAATGTAAACTATGGTTTGAGAAGATCTCTTGATAATTTAATCAATAAACCAACAGAAACTGGCACAGAAAACTCAAATGTAATCACATTCTATAGCTATAAAGGTGGAGTTGGTCGAACAACATCACTCGCATTATTGGCAAGATTTTATTCAGAAGCTGGCAAAAAAGTATTCATAATTGACTGTGACTTCGAAGCACCAGGCTTATTAAATTTCTTTTCAATTTCTCAATTTAGCAATCCAAAAAATGGTGTAGTCGAATATCTTAACGATAAAAAATTTGATGATAATACAATAATAAATGAGGATTATTATTACCAAGTCGCTAATCAATATTCAGGTGAAGGCACAATATATATGATGCCTGCAGGTAATGTATTTTCTGATGAAAAAAATAGCTACTTAGAGGGACTTTCAAGATTAGATACATATGGTCCGTCAGTTTTTCTACAAGATATGAAATCTCTAATTAAGGATATTCAGGATAAAGTAGAACCTGATGTAATTCTTATTGATTCGCGGACAGGTTTTAACAACGTATTTGGTGTACTATCGAAACTTTCAGATCATGTAGTCGCTCTATTTGGAGATGATATTCAGAATAAGCCCGGTATTGAATTTTTACTTGATAAATATTCTGACGAATCACTCCATACTAAAATAACGATAGTTTTATCAATTGTTTCTACAAATATGAGAAAACGCCACAATGCTATTACTAATCAAATAGCAAAGTATATGTCAGATTATGACGATGAATTTGTTATTCCAACCTTTTTCTTCCCTCGTGAATCTGCATTAGAACTAATTGGGACAGAAGATGAAAGTTTTGAAGATTTCATATATTTCTCATCAAATAATACACCAACATCATATTCACCATTCTTAACTCATATGAGTGATGTTTTAGAAAAACTTCAAGGTATTGATTACCTGAATATTAATGATATCGAATTAGAAAAAACTATACGTTTATTAGATGATCTGAATGAACTTGAAAATCAATACGACGATAGTGAGAAATTAAATGAGTACAAGAATATAATTGTAGATGATTTATATAATAACTTGCCTGACTCATATTCAGAAAATATACTTTTCGATAGTATTTATTTACAGAAAAAGTTTTATTTAAGAAAATGTATGCAAGATATTTTCTTACCAGAATTTAAATTTTTAATTGGTGGTAAAGGTACAGGAAAAACACATTTTTATAAAGCATTACAAAATGAAAATTTTGTCAAAGGATTACTGCAAAGAGCTGAAAAAAACCCTAATAAAATTTTGATAAAAAATATTATTTCGGAAAGTGACAGTAGAAATGGATTTTTTGAATTTACTGCGCATCTACAGGAAGAAGAATTAAACAATGAGATTATAGTCAGAAAGTTTTGGATAGCCTATATATGGGCAGCACTCGCGCAAATGGATTACTTTAAGCACCTAACATCTTGTGACTTCATCATTGACAACAGTGCATTAACATACTCCTACATTAAAAAAATAATTCATGAAGAGAATCTCTACTTTAAAGTTGAACTAGAACTTTCAAATATTGATTCTTATTTAAGATCTGAAGATCAAACATTAATTGCCACATTTGATCAATTAGATTCTGTCGTAAAGCCTATTTCTTGGGATAAAGGTATTTCACCATTGATCAAGATTTGCCAATCAAATTCTTGGGATAGAATTCAACCGAAATTATTTTTAAGAAAAGATCTTTTCGAGAAAATTGGTAATCTTACAAATAAGCGCTCTCTATATTCTTTAACAATAGATCTTGAATGGTCACAGGATGAAATGTACGCTTTTTTCTTTAAAATTATATATGCCAACTCTGAAATTCCATTCTATGATTTCTTAAATCAAAACTTTGAAAAAATATTTATCCAAAATAGTGTAATTAAAAAACTCAGAAAGCAAAATAGTTTTAATCAACTTCCTGATGATGGTCATATATTAAGGCCTCTAGTAAATAAATTCTTCGGAGAGCCAAAATTAGATTCTGTAGATGCGTATGAAGGTTTGTATAGAAATATTAGAAATGCAAACCAAACTATTAGTCTACGCCCATTCCTAGATATGCTAAAGTTTGCTATTGATGAACAACGTAGAGATCATGCTGCAAGAAGAGGAGACTCTGTACTTGGTATAGATTATTGCTTATTACGATCAGTCCGTGCCAAAGCGGTTGAAAGTTACTTTAAAGATATGGCAAATGAAGCAGGAAATGAAGTTATTAGATACTTCATTGAAGATATCCAAACCAGCGAGGTACCAGATGATCTAAGGGTATCTTCTTTACTTCAGAAAGATTTTGAAAGATTAGTTGAAATTGTTAAAGAGAATCATCCTGAACTTATTAATGAAACAACTAATACTTTTGAAGAAATGCTTGTTTTAAATGGAATAATATTTGTAACTTTAATTCCTGGTGGGATTAAGAAATATTCTTTTGCCTATTTATACAAGTTTTATCTAAATTTGAAATCACCACGTGAAAAATATAGAAATAGTAAATATAAGAAATAATTAGTTTAAGAAATATGTTAAAAAAGCTCTCATTAAGAGAGCTTTTTTCTATTTTATGGTTTTATATTATAATCTAACTATGCAACGTATAGCATGCCATTCTTTCTTTCGATAAAACCTTCTGATATTAAATCTGGTAACACTTTACTCATGAAAAGCTCGTTATCACTACTACTTAAAGATATTAAAAAATCAAATCCAAGTCGCTTAGCATCTATATAATCACCTTTACTTAAATTACAACTATCTAAATAGTCATAAAAATCGACTTTAATTCTTTCAATACTTGGCAAGAATAAATCCGATAATCCTTTTTCTGTCAAGCGATTATCTGGTGTCAAGAAACCCTCCTTGACTAACTCAGATATTGCATCTTGTAAAATTACCTTGCCATAACTTAATCCTTCATTTAAAAAACTTACCTTACGTGCATCAAAACGATCACCAACTTCCGAAGTTCGTGGAAAAGATTGCAATATAAATTGCATTGCTTGTTTAAGCTCTCAGTTAAGGGGTAGAGCCGAGATAATTCAAGAAATCCTGACTATAAAAAAATCCATTGATCAACTTCATTAGCATACCAAGTCATCAACTCGATCCGTTCTGGCCAGTACTCTGCCCTATTATAAATTTTGCTGGTTTTATCGGCTCTTGTGGATTTATTGACATGGGCGATCTGGTAATCAATTACTTCCGATCTGAATAATTTACTTTCATTTGCATGAGTAGAAAACAAAGTCCTAAAACCATGCGTCACCATCTCATTTGCATACCCATTTCTTTTTATAACGGCTAAAGGAGTTTCAGAAGTCATATGCTTCCAAGGCTCACGTGTATGCTTAAAAATAAATCCGTCATCCGACCGGGAATTAAATAGACCTAAAAACAGCTCATAAACTTGGGGAACTAGCGGCACCATTAATTCTTTTCGGCGCTTCATCCGATATGCAGGAATAATCCAAACTTTGTTTTCAAAATCAATTTCACCTGTATCCCAGCGGGCTTTCAAAAGCTCACTGATTCGTGTCCCTGTGTAACATGCCAGCTTTAAAACAATTTTAGTAATTGGGAAAGCATTGCATCGCTCTAAACGCCTGAAGAACTCTGGCATTTCACTTACTGGCAAACATGGATAGCTTTGCGCTTCATGCTCAGGAATTAATTCACTCACCAAGATGCAAGGATTTTTTTCTGTATAACCTGAAGCAATCGCAAAATTGAACACTGCATTCAATAGCCTTAAAGATCTTGTAGCTGTCTCCAGCGTTCCCTTGGCCACAATTTCTTTAACCTTAGATGAAACCTGCAT